GTGCGTGCCTTGATCTGGCGTAGTGTCCCTTTGATGTCAAGTGAGTTACGAGCCTTAATCTCGATGTCGAACGGAACATTGAGAATGTCCTCGCCTTGACCACGACCGACACTAGCTGCGTGCCACCATTGCTGCAAGTACATGGCGACTATGCGTTCGGTCGCATAACCTCGATGCTTACGATGTTGGCTTGCCATTAACGGCGTGACACCTTAAGCATTGAAGAAAAACTTCATCAGCTGCAACTGGACTAATTGCCAACGGCTCATTGCATAAATCGCAATAAATAACAATTTCCTGTGGTTCATCAAACTCGCCACCCATGACGGTTGCTTCCCCATCGCTAAAAATAACCATTTCACCCATCTTTATCCACTTTCAGCCAATTTAGGTTATAGGCTCCTAAAATAATTAAAAACACCGCTTTGTCATTTATATCCATTTCTTTTCCGTTTGGTAATGTTTCTAAAACATCGAAAACCGCTTTGGAAACTAATTCATTTGGCTTAAATGATGTGTCATGTATCAATTCAGTTAAATCAAAACAACTTACGCACATTAAAACATCATCCCCTCATCAACTGATCGCCAAACTATGCACTCATTGCCATTTGCGTTTTTTCTGCGTTCACCTGAATCGATAATCAATCCATCCTGAAACAATGTGATTCGAGATGGTCGGACAGTGTCACCTGATAAATTCAAATTGCGTTGAATCTCCTGATCCGTAGCACCTTTAAGTCCTTGACGAATAATGAATTCATAAACGCGCAAACGCATTGTTCCGGACTTTGGATAAGCCTTTTCAGCAGCTTGTCGAGATGTTTGTCGAGCGTTCTTTGCAATGATTACTTTGTTCTCCATCATGCACGCTTCTTTTGTGGCTTCCAACTGCCATCGCTTGCTATCTCGTACCAAATAACATCCTCACCTTTAGGGCATCGATTCATTTCGCCTGTAGCCGCTGCCATGCATTTGAAATGACCCCACGGTTTATTTGCTTTAGTCATTCCGTGCGCCCAGTGCATTTCACCATGAGGGCATCGAGGAACATCTTTGTCAGTGGTAGCGCCTAAAATGTCTTTAACAATTGCAACTGCCTCAGCACTCGATTTTGGCGGTTCAACGGTTTTAATTGTCCAGGGATCACTTTCGTTTTCAACTGGAATGTATTCTTTTTTGTGAGCCATCTCAACTTTTGTAACTTTTATCATTTCCTCACGGCTAGGTCGTTTTGTTGCAAAACCTGCCGTCGCTAATGCTCTTCCTATTGCGGAAGTTGAACATCGTTCCAGGGCGAATTCAGCCTCTTTGGAATCTGTACGGAAAGACTCTGCCGCGTAATCGATTGACCAAGCCTTTGAATCAGCTTCAGTTCGAAAGATACGAGCCTCAACAATAAATCGATTAGTTCCAGCTTCAATAAGTTCAGTCTCAATCCGACCATCAGGATAATCCTTCCAAAATTTAGTAATTCGAGATTCAACGGTTTCATAATCATTAAGATTAAACATAAAGTTCATCCTCCTCGGTTGCGAGTTGTAATGCAATTGCTAGATATGCGATGCAATCGACATAGGAGTCGATGTGACTAGGTGTTTCCTGGATTCTGCTGAGTTTGACCTCGACCATTGCAAGCGCAGCTTGAGAGTCTGAGATTGGGAAATCAAATAAATTGGATAACCGTGAAGCAATCCGACCTTGATTGATTTTCGGATGACCGTAGATTCGACCACGATCTTGCATGATGTCAATGGCATTGATGAGTGCCTCAGTTGCCTTCATCGACCAACCTGCTCGTAATACTTTCGAACTGCTTTTCGACCTTCGCAATATCCGTGATCATAGCCATTTTCTTGACCTAATTTGAAAGCTGCATAAATTGCAAAACAAACACCTGCAACAATCAGAATTGTTAACGAATTGATAATCATTTGTTGCTCCCTTTGTAGCTACTGGATTTCGCTACTGGATTAGGGTTGCACACTTACCCGGCAAAACCTCGTTGATTTTGATAACGAAATGGTAACAATTCTGCCGTGTCCATGTGATCGTCGATGTCTCTGAAAATGTCGATTTTGAGGTCATCCATAAGTTTTACCATAAACGGTGAATGAGCCGTCCTTGTTGATTGGAATAAGCATAGGTGAAAGGTTCTTGCCGTAGGTTTCAAGGATAGCCACGCTCATCTGCCAATTAGCAGCTCCAGCCTTCAAATAAGAGGCTTTCCGCTTGTCCATGACATTACCTGCCTCAACGCCCCAAAGAGTCCTGTATAAGCCTCCTATGCCCTCAGAATAGGCACTTATCCCTGCTCTATGCGTATGACCACAAACAACTGACTTGCCAAATTTTTTAGCCAAACCGAGGGCAGTCAGTCCTGCATTGGAGTTCATCGAACCCTCATCTCCATGAACCAAAACCCAACCTGGATGAAACTCGAAAGGCTTTTTATGGAATCGGATACCGAGCGATGCAAAGTCCATGAATTTTGGATACTCGAGTTCAGGCAAACCTATGAGGGATGGCGCTCCTCGAAGGAGTGTTTGATAAAGGCGGTCAGTGTGATTGCTTCGAGTGATGTCTGTTGTGCGTAAGTCCCAAAGTATTTCTTGAGCAAGGCTTCGATCAGCATCGAGTTGACCTTCCCATTCTAACCCTGTTCCCTTTGCCCATTTTGATTGGGCTTGCATATCGAGTTCATCTCCCGTATTGATAACAAGGTCAAACTTTTCTCGATTAACTAACTTGATTAAATTCTTTACTGCTGCTTCATGATGATATGGAATCTGAAGGTCGCTGATGACCAAAATTCGAGATTTTGTTCTTGTCATTCATCCTCATCGTCGTACCAGTCAGGTTCAGGGATGTTCGGGTTTATAGGAGTAGGCAATAACCAATCAGGGTAAGCAGACTTTTCCATAATCATTGACATGCAAATTGAGTCAGGAAATCCTGCTCGCTTCAATGATGTGTAAAACTCATGTAAGCCAATGCAGTAAGCATCAAGTTTTGAATAACCTTGATCCTGGAGTTGTTTAGTTGCTTTTCTTGCCATGAGATAATTGTTACCTCTCTAGGATACGAAGTATTGTTTCAACACGCACTGACAAGGCATTTAATTCGTCGCGCATGCTACTTCCTGAATTTGGCTTTAACTCGTTTAGGTAATGCTTTACTAACCACTTGACCGAGCCAAAAAATGAACCAATAACGCTCAGCGCAGCAGCTACAACAACCGCCCAACCTTCCGTGCTCATTACTTTTTGGGAGTGGCGTAACCAAAGACACCTGCTAGAACCGCCCAAAGAATTGCGCGATAGTCAACATCGAAGTTTGAAGCTGCCCAGGCAGAAAGAAATGCACCTGCGGTAAGGACTAGGGGATTTTTCATGTTCATTATTTATCTCCGATCATAGGGATTTCTTTGAAAAACGAGCCATCCAAGTCCGCATCTTTGCGAAACGAGAAATGTGCATGTTTGGTGTGTCCGTTAATTCCTTTGTACGAACGCCACTTCCAGTTAAGGATGGGTGAAGCAATTTTTTTGTCAAAAATGATGTAACTAAATCTTCCGTTCTTTTTGGCATAAAGTCGAATCTGATCAACCAAGTCGGGCATGACATCGCGTCCTTCGGATAATGCACGAGAACAGTCCCAGGCGCGTACCCAACCATCAACATCCGCATTGTGGTCAGACTTACGAGCTTGATGCCTTGCATCTGAGTAAGCCCCTGAGTCCGAGCGACGATCACGATTGGGGAAGGCATCGTCAATTTGTTCTCGAAGTTTAATAGCGGACTTAGATAACTTTGGATTCATTATCCGAGAATTGTTTTAAGTTCATCCTCGGTCAAACCGAGTCGAGCCAACAATGCAGCCTTATCTGCTTCGGCTTTTGCTTTTGCTTCTGCTGCTACTTTGTTAACTTCTAGTTCCGCTTGATATGTTTCAAATTCCTTGTCATTCATTTCGCGGTCGATAACTTCATCTGTTTCGATGTTGTGAATTCTTACCATTGGACGAGATGATGTTTTTGGCATATTACATTCCTATCAATTGAATTGTTCCAGCAGACCATGTATTGCCAGAAATTGAAATGGTGATTGAAGTAATAGCAGCACTTAAAGATAGAATTCCAGATGTTAGAAAAGCTCTATTAACATCATTGTTCAAAGTACCGCTAATAAATTTATTACCTGTGGTTGCTTTTGCATTATCTATTCTAATTTGCAATGGAGCTGCGTTACCACTATTAGTTCCCAAGCCAATAGAACTTGAAGCCCATGCCCCCGATGTCATGTTTCCAGTGTAACCAGTTGAAGCCCCATTGATTGTCATGGTGATTGTGAAGCCAGCCCCACCTGTCGCAGTTATCCCATAACCGACTAGCAATAAAGTGCTGTAAGTTGTCGGAATTGAAGAAATAGTTGTTGATGCGCCCGAAAGCGTTGTTGTTGAAATTAAAGTTGTTGAGTAACCACTTGCGGCAGTTGCCCATGATGGCACACCACCTGAAACAGTTAAAATTTGACCAGTTGATCCAATAGCTAAACGCGCAGGTGTTGATGCTCCGCTAGCATAAATAACATCGCCAGTTGCACTTAATAATGAATCAGGAATCTGTGCATCAATTTGAGTCTTCAAGGTTGAATCGATTGATGATCCAAGGGTGCGAATAGCACTAGCGCCATCCTTGACGAGTGCAGTGTCATCAGGTGTAGTCCACCCGTAGTTGGTCGTTGTTGCCATTATTCTCCTATTGTCAGGCTACTATTGTAGCGTTAATCCATTGTAGGGTTGGGTTAAGCGTGTTCCATTTTTCATTTATTGGGACATTGACCCACTTCATTGACTGCAAGCTAAAAGCCGCAGGTGAGAGATTGAGGGTAACCGAAAGTGTGTTAAATCCAGCATTGAAAGTCCAACCTTCAACAAATCCTTGAAATCTGCCGCCAGTCATATTTGCTGGCAAGTCTGTGATGTCCAAAGGTAATCCCATGAAAACATTGATCAATTGATTTCTGTCATTGTCATCAATCTCAGAATTGGTCAATTCAAAGGTTATAGATTTGAACAGGCTTTGAGGATAGGCGCGAAGCGCAAGATAGAAATTGGCTTGAGCAGTTGCATCCGAACCGTTATGCAGTGAGGTAAGGATATTTTGAGCCTGTGTGCCATAAAGATTGATTGAGGTTGTATCCGAGGCGCTCTGTTGAGCATTGTTTCGGTAGGTGATAGTAACTGCATTTCGGATGTCACCAAGTCTGCGAGAGGTTGCAATGCCTCGAGATAGGGCATGATTTCCAGTAACTTCGAGGTATCCATTAGCAGCTAGATACTCGCTGCGATGAGTTGAATCTGCATATCCAATTCGACCTTGAGCATCCTCATAAATGTAGCCAAGTCCTGAGGTTGCAAGAGCTGCAACAAGTGAATAAACATCGGTTGTGCTTGAAGCTCGATCAGCTAGTTCATAATCTCCTGGAGTGTCGATTTCACCCAATCCAGTATTTTGAGCGTTTGCCCATGTTTCTCCTGCGGTATAGGTTGCCCATGTCAAAGCTGCAGGGACTTCATTCCATTGATTAAACAATATGCCTGAAAGAATTGAGTAAATTTGAGTTCCATCAAAAGCCTTAGTTAAAACCCCATTAGTCAAAATTTTAGGCAGTTTAGACAAAGCGCCCAAAGCAGTAATTTTGAAAACCTGAACAATGGCGTTTGAACCTGATGTTTTAACGCTTTGATCTATATCAGTAATGTAACCGCCAAATATAGGCTTAAATGTTCCCGTTGAATCCTTGACTTGAATGGCAATTGATTCACTTAATTCAATGTTTGGGATTGATTGGTCAGTGTTGTAAATTTCAACTGAACAATATCCTGCGAGGGGTTGTTGATAAATATCTGTTCGACCTGATGAGATTGTCAGGTTTGCAAGAGTTACGGTTGTAAAAGTACCCCCATCAATTGACACCTGCCAAACAGGACTCCAGGCGGTCATTGATTACAGTCCTGCAAATGCAGTTGCTCCGAGCGTTCCTCGCGCCTCGGATTGATTAAATAATTCGACAAGACTTCTCTTGACTGATTCACCATCGCCCACAACACCATTGAAATTGACTGTTACTTGAGGAACAGTTGCTGCCTCTGCTCGCGCAATTGCAGCTGCAGGAGTCAAAGTTGTAGCGTATTGATTAGCCCCAGTAAGTTGATCCACCAATGCTCCAAGTTTTTCTGCATCCGATTGCAATTTTGCCAGTGCTGCTTTATTTGCAGAAGTTGAACCTTTACCTGTAGCTGCTCCAGTTAATCCTGAGATTCCTGATGTAACTCCTGCAAGTCCTGTAACTGCGCTGAGTATTGCAGCGTTTGAGCCGCCTCCTGAAATTGCTCCAGGTGCACCCATTGAACCGCCACCACCGCCACCAACCAATGAAATGTTAGGCAATGGCAAACGGTTGTAGGCAGTGATGACTGCATTGACCATGTTTTTAACTGACTCAACAAAGTCCGCAATTTTGTCTATTGCTCCACCAATAATGTCAATGATTTTTCCAAAGACTTCGCCAACAACTTTGAGTGCTCCACCGGCAAGGGTTGAAAGAATTGGAATGACATAATCTCCAATGAAGTTAAATAATCGCTGGAATGAATCTTTATTGTCTTTTATTGCCTGAATTATTGGATCAAATGCACTGGCAAACTTTTGCAAATTAGGGACAACTTGATTGACAACAAATGAAACCAATTTTTCAATGATTGGCAACAAAGCGAAACCGATAGTTTCTTTTGCTTCATCAAATGCAACCTTGAGGCGATTCATTCGTCCCTGGAATGTTTCGGCATTAGCTGCTGCAGCGCCACCGAATAAATCAGAAAGTTTGCCTTGAACATCTGTGAAACTCATGGTTTTAAGTTCTGCAGCTGATAAACCAATTCCTAATTTTCCAAGTGCTGCAGTGTTTCCGTCATAAGCCTTGCCCAAAGCGTTTGCAACTGTTTCAACTGGCTTGCCTGTTGCTTGAGCAACATCGAGTGCCAAATTAAGTAAATCTTGAGCCTTAGCCGTGTCACCTGTAGAAATCGCCAAGCGTGCCAATGCGGGACGGAGTTGATCATCAGCTACACCTGTTGCAAGTGCAGTCTTTGTAATCTGTTTTTCAACTGCCGCAATTTGGTCGCGTGTTGCTCCAGTGGCGCGTTCCAAAGCTCCTGCAAGGCGAACCTGAGCAGCTTCATCCTCGATGGCCGCCTTGACTCCATCAATGGCAAGTTTTCCTGCATAAGCCACCGCAGCTGCTGCCGCTGCCGCAAATGCTGCTACTGCAACTTTTCCAAACTTTTCAATCTTACCTCCGAAGCCTTCGACCTCGGTTGAACCTTTATTTAGATTCTTGTTAAAGTCATCAATGTCCGCAATGAGTTTGAGGGTTAATGCTCTTGTACCTGTTGCCATTATCCCCACTCCTTAAGGATGCGACTAAATGCCGCAGTCCATTCGCTGACTATGTAAGGCTGGATTCTGCGAAGTGTTGGATAGATAAACCAACCTTTCGAACCACGACCTTCTTTTCCTGACCAAACAGGGAATTGCTTAAACTTATTTGAACCAAATTCTGAACCGCCCCAAATATCTTTGGTCGTTGCTCCACCGCTAAATTTTTGAGATGCAAAGCCGTAAGTAATCTCACCAATCTTTGATGATTTCTTAACTCTTGCACCATCGGCGATGCGACCTGCTACGGCTTTAGACTGCAAACCGTTAGCAGTGCCGATCACCTCTCTGCGAGCATATTCCGCAAGTGCTCCTGATTGAATTCTTGCTTCCTCAACTGCAGCTTCATCCATGTTCTTAAGCGCCTTAAAAACGCCACGAAGTTCGGTCTTGTCAAATGCTATTTCAGCCTTTGCCATTTCCTTGCTCCTTAAGTATTTCTAACGCGGTAAGAATTTCCTCTGCGGTTTGCCATTCATTCATCGGGATTCCCGTTGCCAGGGCTAACTGGATTAGGACTCGGTTGATGCTTCCTGGCTCGTAACTTTTGGGTCTGCATCCAAAACAGTTACCTCAGCAACCGTTTCCATCCAAACTTCAAAAGCTTTAACTGGCTTGCCACCTGCTTCTCGCTTCATCGAGTTGTAAGCTAAAAACATTAAGTCCCAAATTCCAATAGAATCCTGAGCCTTGCCGATAGTGTTGCCAGTTGCTTTTTCCCATTTAGCCCATTCAGGCGGTTGTGCAACATAGGTTGCTTTTTCACCTGAGTTGAACTCAATTAAGATTGGCAGTTTCATTTTGTGCTCCCGTTTCTACTTCTTAGGTGAATGACTCTGTTACTTCTCCGCGTGCGACTTTCCAAGTGAAATCAACTGTTTGAGCATCAGTACCTGAACCGCCCGCAGTTGGATAGTCTAGCAATACAGGAAACACAAATTGCGCTCCTGTTGCTGCAGTCATTGTGACTGAAACTTCTGCGTTTGGGTTTGTGTCGAGCGCAGTCCAAATTGCTTCGCAAACTGATGAAGTCTTGCCCCAGTCAGCTAGTAATGAAAGAGCAAATGATCCTTCAACATTAGTGACTTTGTAAGCTTCGCCATCGAGTGTTTGAAAAGTTTCACGATTGACTGTCTTTGTGAGAACTGCTGATGTCGCTTGCGCTTCGATGTCTGTTCCACCTGTGAACGACAAAGAAATGTCGCGACCTGTTATTACTGTCGTAGCCATTTATTTTCCTTAGGTTGTTTGTGTGTAGTAAGTGGAAACTCGGACATCGGACACCAAACAATTTGATGGACCGACTTGAGTAACTGTAGGTTTTTCAACCGACTCGATCGTGTACCCAACAGGGATAACGGCGAGAACGCTCATGATTAGTTGCTCCAAATTGTCTAGGGATGCTGGATTGGAGTTGTAAGCAACTGCAACTGAAATGACCAAATTGATTTTGGTGTGCAAGGTTGACTTGTTGATTGTCTGTAATTCTAAATAAGGTGAGTCCGGGACTGTCACGCAAAACGGAACTTGAGGTGCCTCAGGAACATAGGCGTACACATTAGCTGCAACGCCACCGAGGGCAGTGGCTAAAGGTTGACGAACATTCGAAAGAATTGTTGATGCTGGCATTACTGCACCATTGTTTCAACATCGAGGTACTGCCCGAGCAACCCCGAAACTCTGTTGAATAGTGACCGCCCGAGTCTATAAGGTGAAACTGATGTGAAATCTACACCCTCGATTTGTCCACCTGGAGCAATTCGGGATTGGAATACTTCGACTGCAACTGCGAGAACGGCAGACTCGACTGCGCTGACACCAACATAAGTAGATGCACCTGAGAGGGTTGCAAGTCCTGATGGGATAACATTTTTTTCAAGAATGTCTGCATTGGTGATTGAAACATCAAATGAGTAATCCTCAGGATCAGAAAGCACCGTGAATGTGCCTGTGAATGGTGAACCGCAACCAGTGATGACAACTGATTGACCTTCTGAAAATTCGTGAATGTTTGTTGTGTGATAAGTAGCGACATTGCTTGTCAGCGATACTTTATCAACGGCGGTTGCATATTTTACTAACATTGGCAAAATTACAGATTCGCTAGTGTCAATGACATCTGTTAAATAAGAGTCCGAATAGAGGGATGTAGAAACGCCTAGAATGGAACGCAATTCTGCAACTGTGACGATTGAAGCCATTTCCTACATCCTCTCTTAAACGGCTGAGGGGGAGATCGGGAGCAACCTCCCCCTCATGATTAGTTTGTTTTAATTACACATTCAGTGTAAAGGCACCAGCTGCAGTTAATGTCACTGCTGAGCCGTAGCCGTAGTAACCAACTTCAACTTGACCTGTTCCAACAATGTTGGTGCGGAGTTGTAGTGGTCCTGCGCCTTCATACCAAACGAATGAATCTCCGTTTAGGATGATGATTGAGTCATCTCCAGCGCCTGTTGATGAGTTTGGAGTTACATAAACAGGAAGTCCCATTACTGAACCAACGAATCCGCCTGGGTTAACCATGCCGACATTGTTTGCTGGATTTCCTGCAACATCGAACAATGGTCGCTTGTTTGAATCGTTGAGTTTGATCATGTTAGCCCACTGTGTAGGTGTGCAAACGATTCCTGTTGCGTGGCGCTTTGTTGCTGAGTATACGGATGCTGCACCGCGAGAAATGAATCCCGCGAATGAATCACCATCGAATGGAAGTGTGATTACTGTTGAATCAAGTGTTCCTGCTGCAAGTGCTGTGTACATTGCTGCATCTGTAGCTGCTGCGTATTGATTTCCCATGAGGCGAACCAATTCGTCAAAGAACGCAGGAGATGTTCGATCGAGGACCTCAACATCGAATTTTTGCATGCCCGCGAACTTGGACACACTGCAACTCACATATTCAATTTCAACTTGAGTATCTGAAAACGCACCCTTTTCTGCTGCTGCTGCAACAGTTGGAGCAGTTTTTACACGCGGAATTTCAAAAGTAAGTCCTGCGGCAGGTAATACTGCATTTCGTACTGCTGCAATTGCAGGACGAATGTTTGTTGTCTTTGGGTCCCAAATTGTTGACAATTGTGGAGTTGGTACGAGTCCTGCAACTTCTGTTGATGTTGTGTCAGATGCTGCTGCAACCCACAACTTTGAAGTGTCATCGCCAAGAGCTGCACGAACTGAGTGCTCTAAGAATGATGCTGGACCTGTGATGCCATGACGAACCTTAGTTGTCATAACTGGAGCAGTTGAAGCTTTAACTTCAACATGTGCTGCTTCTACCGTTTCGGCGGCAGGAGCGTTTGGAACGGTAGTGTCTGACACTTGTTCTCCTTCTGTGATTTGATTTGTATTTTCCTGAGATGGCTCAGAAATCTCTGTTTCTACTGCTGCGACTTTTTGAACTTCTGCTCCAGGAATCGCTCCTGATGTTACGAGGCTGACTTCAACCAAAGATGATGCTGAGATTGCCATTACGCCTTCAACATTGTCCCAGGAGTCAACTTGAACTCCCACTGAGAAATCTGAACGAAGTCCAGTAGCTGCTTCCTCGAGTGCATCGTTTCCCGCGGTTGTTTTAGCAATTTTGAACGAAGCAGTTATGCCCGTTGAATCCTGTGACCACTCGATAAGTTTTCCGATTGGCTTCGTTTGTTGATGCTCTAGGACAAGCTTCGTGTCCTTGCCTAAAGTAATTGAATTTTCAAGAAACATCGTTTTTCCTGCTGATGTTGATCCTGTTTCATTCCATTGAACTATTCGACCAGCAATGATGCGTGATTCTGCATCAGATGCGGTGAGTGTTACTGGCATTGTTATTTTCATTATGCTCTTTCTCCGTTATCGATTAAATCTTCTTCTTCTCTGATTTGTTCGACTGACATTGCACCGATTGTGTTAAGAATCTGATAAACCTGAGCACGCTCCAAAGCATTTCCGCGAAGGAAGTCATCGAGTGAAAAGCGAATTTCTGTTGTACTGCTGACAAAATCCGGCATTGAAAGGCGTTGTTCGATTGCGCTAAGAATCGGACGAAGTGAGAAATCGATAAGTCCGCGGCGTTCCGATGTCGTGTTTGAATAAGTCATGCTCGTTGTTTCGGCACTTACAAAATAGGCAGGAAGGTTGCAAGCGCGAGCCAATTCCAATGCGACATACTGACGAGCCTCATTGAGTTGGAGTTTCGCTGGATCGATGCCCAACGCTTGCAATTCAACATCAGCATTTAGAAAAGCAGTTGATTTATTTGTGCGAGCTGCGCGCCATGCTTCAAGCAATTTGGCAATGCGCTCTGCTGGCAAATTTGTGCCATTTGATTTCAAAACCTGCAATGGAACAGGCTCTTTTGCAAATGTTTCTGCAGCTTGTTCCAAAGCATGTGCCGCACGAATTGTGCGACCTGCGCGATTGAGAATTCCTTCATCTAAACCGTAAAAAACAATTAAAGAACCAATTCCTTGATTAGGAACAATTGCGCCATCAACTTGATAACCAATTATTTCTGTTGAGTTAGCATTTAATTTAGGAGTTACACGATCAGGAGCAATTCGAGTCCAAGCACGAACGCGACCCGTATCGCCATATTGCTCAAGGACTTGACCATAACTGACACCCATGAAAAGTAAATCTTCTGCGACCCAGGCATAAATTGCAGAACCTGGAACGCGTGGATCAGGTTGATTGATTACCGCTGGAGTGGGTAAATGCGCGCCATTAAGTTTTGAGTATTGTTCCATTGGCAAACTTGCAACTGTTGAACAAAGAATTCCGCGAGCGCGTGCAATTGTTGGAACCGCCATTGCCTGTTGACGAGTTGCAGTTGATGAATAATTAAAAAATCCATTTACTGATGATGTGTTATTAAAAGGCGTTGGAGTAGCAGCCGCATCAACTGTAATTGGCTCAACTGATGTGCTTGACAAGAAAAAGTCACGAATTCCCATTAGACAAAGTATAGCACTTTGTCAACCTACCTGAATGTCAATTTCCGTTTCAGCCCGTGTCGCAAAATGGCTCACCATTGCAGCGGCAACCCCACCGCAAACAATTCCTGATTTCAATCGACCCATAACCCAACCACCATCACCGCGTTGAAGTTTTACAGCTGACAAAACCTGCTTATCCAATTCCTCTTGACCTTTATGGATCAATCGACCTGCAGAAATTGCTGAAACAAATTCATCGCAGCTTTGCTGATATTCAATTCCCGAAATTTCATGAATTGGAATTCCTGCTGGCTGCAATCTAGCCGCGACCGCGGCGGCTGTTGATTTGCTAAACGCAACAGTGTTGACGGGATACTTGCGAACCCAGGGAGCAATGTCATTTGCGAGCAATTTGTCATCCAGGTTAATTGGGTTATACCAAGTCTGCAGTAATGACACCATGAATTTGCCTTGATCAAGGCGTTGGGCGGCAACCAATGCTCCGTGTTGTCTGTCAGGACTCAAATCAATAGCCATCCAGGTGTCCTTTGATGAATCTAGTTTGACCGACTCATCCTTACACTTCGCCCACTCGCTCGGGATGATGACTGGGTTGATCATGTCAACGAATTGGCACAAAACCTCAGTTCTGAAAATGTCCTCTCGATCTGATAGCGAATCTCGAATGTTATCCTCGTGAATCGTGTAAGAAAGCGATGGATTTGCTTGATACCAACCTTCGATGTCATCAATTGGCTTGTCCTGCTCTGCTGACCACTCAAACCAACCAATAGAATCCTCAGCGCCTTGAGAAGCTGCAATTCCTCGCTCTCTTAATTTCAAAAGCAATACTGATTGAGCATGACCCGCGTTTGAATAAACAATTGCCTGAGGATTCTTGTTACTCATCTGAGTAAAGCGCATGGATGACCAAATTTCCTCATCCGTAAATTCGCGCAATTCGTCGATGTGAATAACATCGGGAGCGGCAATACCTCTAGCTGCTGAATTACCTGCTCGGATCAAGTAGCGCGCTCCATTGACAAATCGAATTTCCTGAGAACCTTTTGATTCGTACTTCTTAGCAAAATTAGCCTGGAGAATCGGCGAGTCCTCAATCATTTGACCGACCTTAAAAAAGATTTCAGCCGATGTTGTTAATTTGTGAGCAGTTGCCAGGTGCATTTTCTCATCGAGTTTGTAGATTCCAAAAAGAATCCGAAGCGCCATAAAGGTCGATTTGCCATTCTGTCGGGCAATCATGACCCCGATAATTGGGTGAGCCCATCGACCATCGGGTTTATATTTCAGGGTTTCAATAGCCAGTAATTCTTGCCAGGGAAGCAAAGGAAACCCAATCTCTTTGCAAAATTCAATCATTTCATGCCCTCGAGTGGGTAAATCTAAAGATTTGGAGCGAATACGCGGCTCTGTTACCCCTACCCTGCCCGATTCAAGCCCATGAGAGCCTATCTCAGCCATTTTGAGCCTTCTTTGGTCGTTTAGTCCTGGTCATGAACTTTTGACTCGGTTTCGGGGTAAAAAGAAACAGAGATCGGAAGAGCA